ATCGCCGCCGCGGGCGAAGCCAACGTCGCCGGCATCCTCGCCTATGCCGTCAATCCGGTGGATGGCCCGGTCAACGCCACCGTGTTCGTACGCGATTGCGAGGTCACCGACGCCTACCTGATGTACGGCGCGCTCAACGTGGCCACGATCAACTCTACGCTCGCCGCGAAGGGCGTGATCGTCCGCGCCGCGGTGCTCAAGAACGTGCAATCCGCCACCTTCGGCGTCGACGTGCCGCCGTCCGGCCCGCCCATCGCCGGTATCCAGTCGGTCGGCGATGAGGCGGAAATCGCAAAGGCCCGCGAGGAGGAGACCAAGCGTCTCGCCGACGAGCGGACACGCGACGAGGAAAACGCAGCCCGGCGTGCGCGCGGTGAGGAACCGCTGCCGCCAGAACAGGGGAGAACCTGACCATGCTCGAAATCTTCACAGGCAACGCCTTCGGGGTGAGCTCACTCACGCTCGCCCTCAATCAGGTGCCCTACGTTCCCGGCCTGATCGGTCGCCTCAACCTCTTTGAGGAGAAGCGGCTGTCCACCACCACGACCATGATCGAGGTCCGCGGTGAGCGCCTCGCGCTGGTGCCCGAACGGCCGCGCGGTGCGCCGCCGACGCCGGACGTGCGTGATGCGTCCGCGCTGATCCCGGTCGGCGTTCCACACTTCCCGATCCGCTCGTCGATCTACGCCGATTCGGTGCAGAACGTACGCGCCTTCGGGACCGAGGATCAGCTTGCGACGGTCATGAGCGTGGTCAACGAGCACGAAGCCTCTCTCGGCCGGCGGCTCGATCTCACGCTGGAATATCTCCGTCTCGGTGCCGTCAAGGGCATCGTGACGACGGCGGCGGATCGTGTGACCGGCGCCCCGCTCCAGCAGTACAACTTGTTCACCGCCTTCAACGTCCCGGCACAGACGACCCTAAACTGGCCAATCATCGGCGCCGGCAACACGGGCGATGCAGCGGCGTGGGCCGGGCAGCTTACCGCGCTAACCAATGATCTCGGTCGCAAGATGGCGAACGCGATGTCGGGCGGCATGTACCAGCGTATCCACGGCATTGCCGGCAAGACGTTCTTCGACGCCTTCGCCATGCACCCCGAGCGCCGGGCCTCGCTGATCTATCTCACGCCGGTTCCCATCGAGGCGAACTTGGGCGCGCAGGTATCGTTCAAGGACGTGACCATCGAGGAGTACCGCGGTCAGGTTGGCGCCATCCAGTTCGTCGCCGATGACATGTGCCACTTCTTCCCGGTGGGCGCGCCCGACCTGTTCGCTGAACTCTACGCGCCGGCCGACTACATGGAGACCGTCAACACCCTAGCGCTGCCGCGCTACTCCAAGATGGAAGCGATGGACTTCGACAAGGGTGTCCAGCTTGAGGCGCAGATGAACGTCATGCCGATCTGCACGCAGCCGCGCACGCTGTTCACTGCGCAGGCGACCGCGTTCGTCCCGCCGCCGTAAGGGATTCCACAGAGCACCTCACCGGCCCCGGCGATCCGGCTGGGGCCGGGCGGCGGCTGACGATAGGAGGCACCGATGACACGAGGACTCGCGTTCTGGATTCTCATGCTGATCTGGTTGGCGTTCGGTATCGCGTGGCACTTCGCCCTGTTCGCCGTCACGGTGGGCGTGCTCGGCGGCGCGGTGCTGCTATTCATCCTGTTCGCCCTGCTAGGCTGGCAGGTCTTCGGCGCGCCGCTGAAAGGCTAGCCGCGCATGGGCATGGAGGACTTCCAGTTCCTGCTCGGCGATCTCGCGACCGCGTTCCGCGAGGACGCCGGCAGGACGGAGTGGCAGGGCGTCGTCGTGCCCGGCCGCTTCTACATCAACCCGCTGGAGGTCGGCCTAGGCGACATCGAGCCGGGCCTTGGCACGACCGAGACCAAGTTCTTCTGCGACCGCGCCGTGGTGCCGAAGCCGTGGCCCGACATCGGCGATCTCCTGACCATCCGCGGGCAGGTCTACGAGATCGTCGAGCGCGACGAGGACGACATTGGCGAATTCGCCTTCCGCCTGATCAAGCAGGAGATCGGGATCTCGACCGTTACCAGCGAAGGCGTCTGGAGCGGCAATACCGAAGCCACACCGCACGCTGGCCCGGGGCGCCCTACCCGCCGGGGCGAAATCATCGCCGCCTACGAGGCGGCCGTTGCGGCCGGCGTGGTCGCGCGGACCCAGCCGCTACACCAGATCGTTGCCCTGATCCGGCCGCGGGTCGGCAACGGGCTCGGCCTATCCGACCGGACGCTGCGCAAGATCATCGGCGAGCTAGTGCGCGAATCGGCCTAGGATGCCGTCCCGGGCGGTGGTTATCGGCCTCGCCTTGCTCGCCGGCTGTAGCGATGACGCGATCAAGCCGCAGACGCCGCCGGTCGTCATGACCTATCCGCTCAAGATCGGCGAGGAGGTCGTGTGCGAAGAAACGCTGACCCGCATCGGCCTAGGCGTGCATCCTATCCTTCCGGGGATCGGCTGGGCCAAGCGCACGTTCCGCTGCGAGGTCCGTCTCAAGCCGCCGGGCTCATACTATAAATCGCCGGGCGATTGATTCCAGATTTTCGGCCAGAGCAATGGTGCTAGAGCGCCATCATGCCGACACCGGCCCCGACGCCGTACATCACCACGCTACGCAAGGCTACGGTCGATGCTCTGACCGGACTGTTCCCGCGGGTCTACGATTCGCGGCTGCCGCAACTCAAGCGCAACCTGCTGCCGGCGCTCCGGGTCTACACTACTTCCGAAAACCTGCGCGGGCGCTCGATCTCGATCCCCGACTTCCTGACCATCGGGCACATCATCGTCCAGATCGTCTGCGAGGACATCACCGACGCTAGCATCGCCGAGAAGATCGACCTCTACGTCGAGATCGTGAAGACGAAGCTGCTCACCGACGCCAAGTGGCTGGTGCTTTTCGAGCGGGTCGACAGCATCGAGATCGAGATGGACCGCAGCGTCGAGGGCGAGTGGCGCCTGACGACGGCGACCATCGACTTCGGCGTGCAGTACAGCACCGCCTACGAGCCCGACATCCGCGATTGGCTGGAGACCGTCGATATGAAGATCGACGTGATCGATCCTGCCGCCGATCCCAACACCGGCCCGCCCGGCACGCCGCCCAACGTCGAGGGTGGCTACGAGGGCGGCTATCCCGGTCCCGAAGGACGCATCGAGGTTCACTTCCCCATCGTCAACCCGGGGCCGCCGCCCTTCGATGCCATCGCCACTCCTGTCAAGCCTAACGGCCAAGCGAAAGGGAAATAGCCATGCCCGTCTCGTTCGAGCGCATCCCCGCCAACATCCGCGTCCCGCTGTTCTACGCCGAGATTTCCGCCCGCGAGGCGGCCTACTTCCAGCAGCTTCAGCCGACGCTGCTGATCGGCCCGATGAAGGCCGGCAGCCCGGCGACCCCGTATGAGCCGGTGCTGGTGACCGACGCCAGCCAAGCGGCCGGCCTGTTCGGCCCGGGCAGCGTCCTTGCCGACATGATGGCGATCTACCGGCGCAACGATCAGGTCGGCACGGTCTGGGCGATCCCTCATCCCGAGGCCGGCGCCGATACTGCGGCGATCCTCAACGACACCATCGACGGCACGGCGACCAACGCCGGCATGATCGCGGTCTATATCGGCGGCGACCGCTACTCGGTCGCGATCGCGCAGGGCGACACCGGCCCGGAGATCGCCTACCGGCTCGCCGGCCTGATCAACGGCGATGCCTTCGCGCTCGTTACCGCCGATGCGCCAGAACCGCCCGACCCGCCGGTCGGCACCGCCGGTACGCTGTCCTATACCGCCAAGGCCAAGGGCGCGATCGGCAACGAGATCCCGCGCTTCTGGAACTTCCGCGGCATCAGCGGCGGTGAATACGTCCCGGCCGGCATCACCATCGCCAGTGTCGGCGATCCCGGGCTTTGCAACACACTCGATAACGGTGCGGGCGAGCCCGACATCGCCAAGATCATCACCGCGATGGGCGACGACGAGTACGATTTCATCATCACGCCCTATACCGACACGACGGTGCTCGACGCGCTGACCGAGGAGATGAACGACGTGACCGGGCGCTGGGCATGGTCGCGACAGATCTATGGCCACGTGTTCGGCGCCAAGATGGATGACGCGCAGGGCCTGCACGACTTCGGCATCACGCGCAACGATCCGCACACCTCGATCCTCGGCTACGCCGAATCGCCGAGCGTTAGCTGGCGCCGGGCGGCGGCGCTCGGCGGGCAGGCCGCGGCCTCGCTGCGCATCGACCCGGCCCGGCCGCTCCAGACGCTGGTGATGACGGGCGTGACGCCACCGGCCCGCGGCAAGCGATTCAAGCTGGCCGACAACAACACGCTGCTCTACGCGGGCGTCGCGACCGAAATGGCATCGGGCGGCGCGGCGGCGATCTCGCGCTGCATCACGCAGTACCGCGTCAATGCGTGGAACCAGCCCGACCCGTCGTGGCTCGATGTCCAGACCCCGGCGACGCTGGCCTACATCATCCGCTTCCTGCGCCAGCGCATCACCCAGAAGTTCGGCCGGCACAAGCTCGCCGATGACGGCACGCCGTTCGGCT